CAGATCACGACCTTGAAGATGAAGAACCACCTGCCGACCTCGATGCTCAGCCAGTCGCCCAGCATCAGTTCGTAAACCCGGCTCTTGAGATAGTCGGTGCGCTCGATGCGGAGCGGGCCGAGCTTGAATGTCTGGCGGGCGACGAAGCGCGTCATGCGGCCTCGCTCATGTATAAGGATTTCTCGGCCTCACGGCGGCGCATCAAGCCCGCCATGACCCTGCCTCCGCCCTTGTTCCACATGAGAAAGGCGTTGGCGGCACCGATCCGGTTGCCCTGCTTGTGGCGGCGCAGAAGGGTCGAGGTGGCGAACTTTCCGGGGCCGATGTTGAACATCAGGCTGACCATTGCCGAGAACTCGTCCTCGGAGGTCGCAACCCCGCCGACCATCGCGTTCAGGATGGCCTCGAACCGCGCCACGTCCGCGTCCAGCAGGCGATCAGCCTCGCCGGCAGTGATGATGTCGCCGGGCTTTACGTTGCCGGTATGGCCGTATCCGATCGTCCACGGCTGCGCGCCAGTGGCGGGGTCGGGATACGCTTCCAAGCGGAGGCCTTCAAAGCGCTTGATGAGCGCCTTGCCTTTGGCATTACATTGCATGTGAAGCCTCCTTGCGGAGTGTCAGGCGGCGATCTTCGTCCGCGTCCCTTGCGACCAAGCGCCGCAGTGGTTGCACTTCAGCGATTGCACGACGAAGTAGCGGGTGGACTTGGTGCCTTGGCTCGTCAGTGTGCCGATGCCGCAGTTGGGGCAGGCATCGCCCTGTCGCCCCGGAAGGCGCGGGTAGTTGTCGATGTAGGGCAGCAGCCGGTCGTGGACCTCTTCGGTCAGCCGCACGTCCCCGGCGCAATAGCGGGTCATCTTCGCCCGCGCCTTCGGACAGCCGTTCAACACGGCGATCCACATTTCGAGGCCGGGATGCTTGACCTTGCGGCCAACCTCGAGGAGCTGGGAAAGGTAGTCCAGCTTGTTGCAGATGAAGCCCAGCTTGCGCGCCGATTTGTAGAGGTCGATCTGGGTTGGCGGGGTCGGCGGGTCCATCCGCTCCAGCAGGAATTGCCCCTGGAGCTTAGGAATGTCGAACCTTGCCCCGTTAAAGGTGACTACTCCATCGGCCTGCGACAGCGCTTCGTGAACGCCCTCGAGCATCCCGCGATAGCCGTGGTCCCATTCAGTGAGGACAGTTGTCTTGCGTTCACCGGCCCACTTGAGGCCGACCATGTGAATGCCCCGCCCGCTGGCCGGTAAATCCTTTATCTGCTTGTAGTCGATGAACTGGTCACGAATCCCGAAGGCGTAAAGCTCTACGAGCTTTGTTTCGATGTCGAGGAAGAGTATCTTCGGCTGTTCCCGGCATGTCATAGTGCCTCCCGTTGCCGTTGCAGATATGTTCGATTGCGTCGATCAGGCCAGCGGCGATCTTGCCGAAAGCTCGACCTGTCATGCCCCAAGCGCCCGCAGAATCGCGGCGCCGAGGCCGATGGGAACCGCGCCAACGGCGGCCCACAGAATCTTGCCGCTCATGGCAAAGCCCTTGCGTTCCTCGCCTCTGCCGAACTCTCGCTTCTCCAGCCCGCCGATGCGTTCGGAGTGGCTGTTAAGCCTGCCGTCGATTGCGCCTAGGTGCAGCTTGATTGCAGCGTGGCGCTCGTCGTTGATCTTGTTGGCGGTATCCAGGCGCTCGTTCGTTACGTCCTGCTTGCCCTCCATTCGGGCAAGTTGAACGCGAATATCCTCTGGATCGCTCACTGTAAGAACTCGGGCATTACAGTATCCCTTGACTATTGAGCTTGCCGGACTCAGTATTCGCGCCGCTCGGGTTCGGAGGTCGCGTGATTGAGCTGTTAGCGTGCGGCGCGTTCGCGCCTATGTTCGATAAATACGTGCCGTGGATCGCGGGTGTTGCACTCGCGGCGGGTGTCCTGTGGTTTTTCATTCTCTTACGCATGGACAAAACCCGGAAGCGCTATCGCGTTATTCCGCACGAAATGACCGCGTGGGGTCCGTATTTCGTAGTCGTTGACGT